ACAGCATTATACAATAGGTTGAGTAGGTTCATCAATTGGAGGCAAAGAGGCTAAAGCTCGTATCTCATTGGTAGTCATTTTTTCAAGTACTTTACCTAGCAGTGCATCACTTAAGTTATTCAATGCATCCTTAACTTTTGCTGTCTCCTCATCCACCTCAATGATAGTATCACCAATGATTTGAAAGTTATTGATAGTAAAATCAGCAGGTATACGTGCAATGGTCAAGAGCTCTTGGAATATAGTCACTACCTGTTGACGTAGCTCCATCACTACGTTTTTCTCAAAGATAACATAGGCTTGCTTAATATCAGAGCCACTGCCCAGGGCTCCTGTGGTACGGATACCCATTAAAATAGGGTCAATGGTGTGAGCAAAACATATCTGCTCAGTATTCAATGCAGATGCCTCATGGAATAGCTTATCATTACCGTTAGTTGGTAAGCTTTCAATTTTAGGTAGTTGGTCCGCACTGTTAGCAAAGAATGCAACAGCTTTACCTGCATTGGCTGCACCCTTGAGGCGGTCAATGGTTTCCTTGATCATGTGTTTTTCCTCCTCAGACTGTGGCCTCTTAGGGAACATCATAGCAAAGGATGGGAATACGCTGTTTTGTATGTTACTTTTTGCAAAGTACGACAGTTCGCCCGAGAGAAACGCAAAATTTAGACAACTTGTATAGGTAGGGAGCGAATAGAAATCCTGCCCAACTGACTTAACTTCGTAGCTAAATAGCTGGCAATGGTCTTTACAGGTGATGTGGTAAGGTTTAATCTCCTCAATACCTATTCTCCTGCTCCAATCATCACACAAAAAGTACATTTTTTTATCTCTACCTACCCTTACTTTCTCAGGTGATACGTTTTCTATCTTAATAAGCTTTCTATTTTCACCAAAATACAGCTTAAAATATACCCGATTGTGTAGAATTAACTGCTTTGTGACTGCCTTAACGGTGTGTTTTAGGTTTGCTTTCTTTTCAAAAGTAAACATTTCTAGTTTCTCCTGTGGTGTGAGCTTGTCAGTGGTAAGGTTAAACCCTCCACCTATCACAGCGTTGGTCTTAAAGTCCACAATGGCACCATGCAGGGGTGAGCTGAAGTACATTTGATTCAAGAGCTCAGGGTAAAGGTTATCCGTACCAAAGTACTGCCACATGTTAGCGTTGTACCTTGGGTCCACTACAGGTAGTGTCAGGTTACCTCTCCCTACAGGTAGGAATGGGGTGCTAAATGATTGGTAGCCCTCAATTACTTCGGGGCCTTTGTTGCTTTTAATAAATCTGTCGTACCAAGCCATAGTTAATCGTATATTGAGTTACCTGCAGGACCACTTACTACCATTCTCCCCTCTTCTATTACTACTCCTGTAGTCTGATTGATTGATAGAGGCAAAACAAATGGTGTTGAGCTCTCATATACCTCATACGTGTACTGCCCCTTAACAAGTATGATGTCTATAGACTCATATAGAGAAAACAGGTTGTATCTTTCGGGGTATGCACTAAAATCAGGGGATGTGAAGAGCTGTGGTGTGCTAGTGGTATTCATTTCGTTAGTGAATACAAATAAATAGTTTGGTTTGGGTACAGTTGTGACCTCTGTTAAGGTTAACACAAATTGATTCTTTACTCCCTGTTCAATGTATATCACACCTATATTAATTTAGACTTGTCAAATGTTCATAAAAAAAGCCCCACCATTACGGCAGGGCTCTAAAATATAGAGAGGCAGGATTTTATTGTACTCCGATGTTAGCTAAATCATTAGCTGACATGTTCACCTCGTATGCTAGGTACTCATTCTCAGCTACCAAAGTAACAGAGTATTTTGAGCCATCCGCACGAGCTGTACCTGAGCCCTCACCTGTTGCAGATACCTGCAAGTATGGGAAGTACCAATATAAACCGTTAGCATCAAGTACAATAGCAGTTAAGTATTGCTGTCCTGACCCTAGGATTTTGATAGCACGAGACTTTGCAGCCTCTCTTCGGTGGAACATTAAGTTGATAGTCTGAGTTACAAAAGAGCTACCATTAACTAGGTCAATGGTTGAGTCCTCTGTGTAGTTAGATGTGTTTCTGCGAACGTAGAAGTTTTCAAATAGTACAGGAGTAGCTTGAAGAGCGATAGCTGTTATCGACCAACCTGCACCCGCTGATGGGTCCGCAGGAGTGATAGACAAAATCTCATCTTGTTGGTTAATCCAGATACCATAAATACCTCCACTGTTGTTTAAACATGATTTTACAATTGTTTCTAATGCTTGGCAAGACATATGTATAAGTATTATATAAAGGGGGTTGCCCCCCTCTACGAGTTAATTATTAATTGTACCAAACGATGTCACCTGGGTTGACAAAGCTAAACCCAACTTTCATGTTAGCACGAGTACGGATAACCGGCTCAGCAACAGTATCAGCTAAGTTCACTGCACGCAAATCTGACGGGTCACCTTCACCATCAAAGGCAAAGATTAAATTGTCTTTCAAAGTGATGACAAATTTGTTATTGCTCATCCCTGGACAAAGAACAATCTTAATTCCTAAGTAAGTCAAAGACAAATCTTGAGTAATAAATGCGTTAGTGTTACCTGTAGCTACACCTAAACGGTAGATATTAACCAATTGACTAGGCATGTAGATACGTAGGTCAGCAGTTCGGGAAGCAATAGCTGCAGGAACCAAAGCAAATGCTGCCTCTAATTTAGCACCTAAACCACCAACTCCTGAGAATGTAGTGATTGCACCTGTACCACCATTGATAACAGCATCTATTCCTGGAGCAGGAGTCAAACCATCATCTAAAAGAAATTCATAACCATCACATAAAGCAAGTTGTGGGTTAGCAGAACCTGTCCAACCTCTCCATCGTAAAGCTTCAATTTGTCCATTCACAGCGTTAGCCATTTCACTCCAATAGAAGTTAAAGAAGTTAGCAACAGAAAAATCACCGTTAGAACCTGCTGCCATCTGTAAAGATACAAATGACTGCTCTAGGTCAAACTGACATACTTGAGCCATTGCAGAAAGAGCACATACGTCTACTTCATGTGATGTTAAATCATCAGCGTTAAGGTTAGGGAAGTTACATGGGCTAGCAGCTAATAAGCCTGTACCAAAAGTAACTGTACCAATTTTAGTTTTGTACTTGATACCAGGTAAGGTACGGAAGTTATCAGCAATCTCAGTAGATCCTAAATAAGCTTGAGCATAGAATGCCTCAGCGTTTGGTGCAAGAGCTGCACTCGGGTCGATAGTTAAATCAAATCTTAATTTACGCATTTTGTTTGTTATTTGTTTGTGTTAAATTTATTAAACATACTTAGTCTTTGATGTGCACTCAAGGCCACATCCTCTACAATCTCCTCACTCTCTACCTCAGTAGAAAGAATCTCATCTAGTTGGTTACGCATATCTGCAATCATTGAAGCTACAGCGTTCATGTGCTCATCTAATAAAGGTCGTACAATAGCAATGATAGCCTCTGCATCTACTACAGGGTCTACTGCCATTGTCTCTTCTACTGTTTCCTCTTCGATAACAGTTTCTTCTAGGACCACCTCTTCTGAGGTCTCCTCCATTTCAACATCACGTATCTCGATAATCTCACCGCCTTTTACAACGTAGATTTTATCCATGATAGTGTGCTCTCCATCAGGTAATTTATTCATGTTTATATTTGTTTTAGTTTCCTCTTTTAACTTCATGCCAAGGTACCCCTCAATAGAAAATCCTATCTGCTCTTGTGCTACTAGCTCGGCATAGTACTCTTTGTCTGTTACCTGGGCAGTTACCATCAGCGTTCCCTGTGGTACCTCAATGCCAAATGATGAGTATGCTTTGTCCTCTTTTGGGTTATCTACTATCCATGCCTCAAGTACATAGGCAGGAACTGTCATAGATTGGTCATGCTCTAGGTTAAATAGATCGCGGTTAACCATCTGCTTCATGAACTTGCCATGAATTAGCTCTATCTCTTCCTTGGTAAACTTGACATTGTACTCCTGCTCAGTGTCCTCATCAAAGCGGTAAATCTCCATAGGTATCAAAGCAGGTGCAGTGATACGGTACTTGAGCTCATCTGAAAAGAATAAAGGCTTAGCTTGGGAGCTAAATGCCATACCTTTAACTTTGATTGCAGGAGTAGCTGTAAAAGCTATCTGTTCAATGCCAAGGTCCTCACCATTTTCAGCGTATGCTGGGTCAATAGTGATTTGATAGGTAGGGATATTCTTAGATGGCATACACCTATATTATAAATTTCCTATATTTGTTCAAAAATTAAACTATGATAACTATTTTAAACAGGGAGATTCCCAACCAACTAGATGAGCTGACTATTGAGCAGTTTGAATCCATCACCGATATTAACAATGACACTAACTTGGACCCTATTGATAAGCACCTTAAGGTGTTTGCTTACCTTGGAATCCCTGAGAGTGAGTTTTGGGATTATGATGTGGCTGATTTTGTGCAGTTTGTTAAGCTATTCAACACCATGGAGCACAAAGACTACCCAACAGTGGAGGAGATAGAGCTTGAAAATTACATCTATAGGGCTGAAATGAAGTTAACTGTACGGGATACTAAGATGATTGAGAAGATTGCACTGCATAAAGAGAAAGGATATATCTCTGAAATGATGGCAGTGATGTTCAAACGGGAGGACCTTACCTCTACTGAGCACTACACAGATGCACACATCAAGC